CGTGGACTGGGGATGGAACCTATACAGCGTAATGGCACATTTTGCAAAATTAGATGACGAAAATACTGTCATAGCAGTTCATGCTGTTAATAATGATGTACTTCTTGTGGACGGAGTAGAAAGTGAAGCAAGGGGAATCGTTTTTTTAAATAAAATTCATAATACAAGTGATAACTGGAAACAGACTTCTTACAATACACAAGCAGGAGTTCATCTATTAGGGGGAACACCATTTAGAAAGAATTACGCTGGAAAAGAATATACTTATGATGAGAGCAGGGATGCTTTTATATCTCCAAAACCTTATGAATCTTGGGTGTTAAACGAAGATACCTGTACTTGGGAACCACCAGTTCCCCGTCCTGAAGATGCAAGCGATACACCGCCGTACAAGGCATATTTTTGGAATGAAGAAATAACAAGTTGGCAGGAACAAACGCCCGAAACACATCCCGAGTTAGAATGGCCGAGGGTGTAGAAAGGGATACATTTCCAGGTTAAAGTTGCAGTCTGATTAATAAGGTGATAATGATCTTCTTGAAAGATTATTATGACAATAAATAAAGTTGTTATTTTGGGAGGAGGCACAGCAGGATGGATGACTGCTTCTACCCTTATAAAATGTTTTCCCCATAAAAAAATTTCCTTAATTGAGAATCCAGACATCACTACGATAGGCGTAGGAGAAAGTACTCTTGGAGCTATTAGAGGATGGCAAGCGTTGGTAGGTATTAAGGATATAGATTTTATGAAAGCGTGCGACGCTACCTATAAACTTAGCATTAAGTTTACCGACTTTTATCAAAAAGGGGAAGCTTTTCATTATCCTTTTGGGGAGCCTCATCTTTTAGGCAATCAAGCCGGGTTGAATGACTGGTGGTTTAAAAAATTTAATTATCCTGAAACTCCATATTCCGACTATGCAACCTGCAACTATCCTCAGATGGCATTAGTTAATGAGAATAAATGTTCTTTAAATTCTCGCACCGTTTTACCAGGGTTTGATTTTCATAGACATTCTGCTTTTCAGTTTGACGCCACTAAATTTGGATTATGGTTAAAAGACCATGTCTGTATTCCAGCGGGATTAAAATATATTAAAGAAGAAATTAAAACGATAGAACAAGATGAGAATGGAATTACAACTTTAAACAAAAAACATAAAGCTGATTTATTTATTGACTGTACAGGATTTAAATCTTTATTACTAGAACAAACGCTTAAAGAGCCTTTTGTTAGTATGGAAAATATTCTTCCCAATAATAGTACATGGGCTACTCGTATTCCTTATAAGAATAAACGAAAAGAATTAGTAGGATACACTAATTGTACGGCAGTAGAAAATGGTTGGATATGGAATATTCCTTTATGGAGCCGTATGGGAAGTGGTTATGTTTATTCGGATAAGTTTATTGATGATGATGCTGCTTTAAAAGAATTTCAAAAACATATAGGAACCAAAGAACTTGACTTTAAAAAAATTAAATTCAGGACAGGACTTCACAGACGAGTGTGGGTAAAAAATGTTTGCGCTATCGGACTGGCGGCTGGTTTTATTGAACCCTTAGAGTCCAACGGACTTCACAGTATACATGAATTTTTACATCAATTAGTAAGAGCCTTACAAAGAGGACCCGTTTCTCGCTGGGATAAAGATACCTTTAATAATATATGTAAAACGTATTTTTATACTTTCATGGAATTTGTTGCTTTACACTATGCTCTGTCTCATCGTCAGGACACCCCTTACTGGAGAGCCAATTTTAATAAAGAATGGGAGCCAGATTTTTTTAATCTTACATCTAAGACTTATAGGGGATTTTTAGCATCAGTACATGAAAGAGGCCTTGATTATAGATTTTCTAATCCTAGAGCAGGTCTTCATTGCATTGCAGCAGGCATGCATTGGTCACCGACTGATATTCCTTCCCTAATTAAAACAAATGTAAAACCAGATATGGATTATTGGAAAAAGAAATGGAAACGAATTACTTATCTTTTAAATCAAAAAAAAGAAACCTGGAAAAAAATGGTGGCACATGCTCCGATTATGTATGATTTTTTACAGAAACACATATACAAGGAAATAAATGGAAAATAAAAAATTTCTTACTTCTTACGATAATTTTTTGGATATTGGTTTAATCAATCAAATTGAAACTTATATGGCAAAAGCTCATCGTAGGCCTATTTGGAAAACCAGTCATTTTTGGATGGAGTGTGTTAGACGTGCAACTAGCCCTATCGCTATCTTGGAATTACCCCCTACTTTTTCTACTCATATTCATGAAAGGCTAAAAAAGACATCAGCATGGAAAGCTGATCAAGTTAACAACTCAATGTATTATTTATATTCACCAGGAGGATATGTTGCATGGCATCCCGATCATACCTATGAGTTTGCTTCTATGATTTTTTTAAATAAAGCATGGAACCTAGATTGGGGAGGACTTCATTTATACGAAGACTTAAATGGTCTTGGAATCCGTGCAGAAGTTCCTACTTTTAATAAATGTATTATAAATGGTGGGGGTATTCCACACGCAGTCAGTGCTCTTACCCCTGATGCTCCTTTCCGCCGTGTCATAGTAACCTTTGGCGCTAAAGTATCACCAAAGGAAGAAGAAAGGCGTGTACAGGAATTTAAGAAATGGAGAACGAAACGTAATATGGATATTAAACATATTGCTGATTCTGATATAAGAAAACTGGCTATGGATGCAATGAAGGGACCGTTTGGCGATACTTCTTCCTATTCTGTCTAATGAAAAGCATAGAAATAATAGATAATTTTTTTGATAGTTTTGATAATATAAAAGAAGCATTTAAATCCATTCCTTTATATGAAGCTGACGAATATCGAAAAAGAAATTCGGTCCTACCTGAAGACAAAGAACTTTTAAATAAATCTACCTTTCCAGGTAAAAGGTCTGACGCTTTGCACAGGAGTCATCCTTTTTTGTTTAATCTAATCTTAAAAGAAATTTTTTATAAAATCAAAGAAGGAGGCTACAGCCAAATAAAATTAGACTGTTCTGTGCATTTAAGACTAGCAAAGGATAATGCTGATGATTTTATCCATGTTGATCCAGCCCTTCTTATGGTGGTATATTTATCAGAGACAAACTTAAAATCAGGGACAGCTTTTTATGAAAAGGGTTCCAATAAACCTTGTTTTATTCAACCCTTTATTCAGAATACTGCCGTATTCTTTC